TATGACAGATGCAGAACGTCGCTCTGCAGCAAGAAGAAAAAAAGAGGCAGATCCTGGACAGCAGCAAAAATCCGGAGCAGCAAAACCAACTTACGTCTCAACCGATAGTCCTAAAAAAATGAAAGAAGAAAAAGAAGAAAGAAGATATTGTACTAAGTGTAAAAAGAAAGAGACTCGCAGCGAGTGCTCTTATGGTCCTCAAGTTTGGGACAAATATTCCATTGCTTCTATCGTTCCAGCGAATGAAGAAAGGGACCACGAACATTCTATGGCTCGTTCAGAACTTTCTACAATTATGAACGCTGCGAAGAGATTGAAGAAGAAAATGGGTAAGGGTGAAGGAAATATTGAAGCGTGGGTTCAATCAAAAATCACCAAAGCAGCAGACTACTTAGATTCTGCAGCAGATTATATCGATAGTGGTGAACATGACGTTGATGAAGAATGTTGGTCTGGATATAAGCAAGTGGGAATGAAAAAGAAAGGTAAAAAAATTGTTCCCAATTGTGTTCCAGAAGAAACTGTTGGTGAAGAGAAAGACGTTAAAGGTAAAGGAAGTGGTAAGAAAGATGCTTGCTACAATAAAGTAAAATCAAGATATGATGTTTGGCCATCTGCATATGCTTCTGGGGCACTTGTAAAGTGTCGTAAAGTTGGTGCTGCTAACTGGGGCAACAAATCGGAGTCTGTATCTATAGAAGATGCAAATGGCAATCTTTATGCAGAGTTTGTGGATATTATTAAACCAGAACCATTAAAACCAACTGAAGGTATTGGAAGCGAACTAGTTGGGGAAGCAGTTCGTATTCCAGCAAAAACGGGAAATATAATTCTTGTGACTCTAATTTGGAGAGCAAAATATTATATGATTAAAATGTTCTTCCCACAAGTAACCAAACCAAATAGAAAGGAAGTTCAGGATCAAATTGAAAAGGTATATCCTGGAGCAAAAGTTCAGTCTTATTATATTTCCGATATCAAACCAGGTGAACAGTTCTTACAAACTGAAGGTGCTGCTTGGACTCGTAAAGAGGGGCAGAATAAAGAAGGTGGTTTGAACGAGAAAGGTCGCAAATCATATGAGAGAGAAAATCCCGGAAGTGACCTTAAGGCACCATCCAAAAAAGTTGGTAATAAGCGTCGTGCATCATTTTGTGCAAGAATGTCTGGTATGAAGAAAAAACTAACTTCAGCAAAAACTGCCAACGATCCAAATAGCAGAATAAATAAGTCATTAAGAGCTTGGAACTGCTGATATGAAATCTTTTAAGCAATTCTTATCAGAGAGTATAACTATCAACGGAGATTTTAATGGAACTCTAAACGTTGGTGGCATGTCTCATCCAGAACAAGCGCAGGAATCTTTTTTTGCTGATGTTGTATGGGAGGGTAGACTTTACCGTTTAGAGGTAGAAGGTAAAATGCTTTCTAAAAATGAACTAGCTGAACAAATCCAAGGAGAATATCCTGGAGCCATTGTTCATAATGTTTATCCTTCTCAAGAAAACACTTCAAAAATTAAAAACGCACATAGATATCAGCCAGAAAGATTAACGTGGAGTGATTGATTTATGGCTCAGTGGAATATAACTACACAAGATTATTTAAATCAAGAAAGATCATTATTTGAAGTTGTAGGTGTTGCCTCAAGTGATGGACAAATAATTAGTCACCAAAATCCATTTCCAGTCACTGGAACTGTGGGTATTTCATCGGAAACTGTTGTAACGATTAATCCAGATACAAATGCGGTTGATGCATTTGGTAGAAGTAGAGTTTCTGAACCATTTACTCTTGGTGACTACAAGCACTTATATGCTATTGACCCAAACTTTTTAGATAGCGTTTCTGGTACTGGTTCAACAGTAACATTTAAACTAAATCAAGCAGCAGCAAGATTGCAAACTGGTATTGGAACAACTGCATTTAGTATTCACCAAACGAAGTTTTATCATCACTATCAACCAGGAAAAGGACAACTAATTTTTAGTTCTTTTAACTTTTATGCTCCTCAACAAAACGCAACGAAAAGAACTGGATATTTTGATGATAGAGACGGAATTTATTTTGAACAGGTTGGACTTAATACTTCTGATGGAATAAATCCTGGTATTGGAACAAACAATTGGGTAATCAGAACTTTTGTAAGTGGAATTGCAACAGAAACAAGAATTCCACAATCGGAATGGAATAAAGACAAATGTGATGGAACAGGTACTTCTGGGTTCAATTTAGATATTACAAAAACTCAACTTGCATTTATAGATTTTCAGTGGTTAGGTGTTGGTAGAGTTCGTTGTGGATTTGCTCATAATGGACAACTCATCACCGCACACGAATTCAACCATTCCAACTATCAGACCACAGTTTATATTGCAAATCCAAACCTACCAGTTCGTTGCGAACTCCGAAATACTGGTGTAGGTATTGGGGCATCATTCGATCAGATTTGTTCTTCTGTGATGTCAGAAGGTGGATATGTAGAAAGTGGTATTGACTTTGCTTATACAATGACTACTACAAGAACCACACCAACACCAGCAGGGACAGAACTTCCTTTGGTTGCCATTCGTCTCAAAAATATTTTTCAGGGATATCCAAATAGAATATCAGTTAAATTGAATAATATTTCATTATTCTGTGAAACAAATAGTATTGTTTATAAAGTTCTGCTTATTTGAGTAATGCAGGAACTTTAACTTGGACTTCTGCTTCTGATAATAGTGGTGTTGAGTTTTGTATTAATGCAACAACTTACAATAATGGTGATGTTTTTGCATCTGGTTATGTTCCTTCTGGTGCATCACAAAACTCACTTTCACCAGTTGCTTCTGGAACATTAAGTCAGGCAAAGAAAAATATTATTGTTCAAAATATAGATTCAACAAACTCTGAAATTTATGTGCTTGTTGTAAGAACCATTACTACTACTGGTAATGCTACTGCTTCAGTTGCAGCAGCACTTCAATGGAGAGAAATTTATTAAAATATGACTGATAGTGTATATCTTGGTAATCCAAATTTAAAAAAGGCTAATACTCCTATTGAGTTTACAGAAGAACAAATTCTTGAGTTTGTTAAGTGTAAAGACGATCCAGTTTACTTTGCAAATAACTATATCAAAATTGTTTCTCTTGATGAGGGATTAACTCAGTTTCATCCATATCACTTCCAAGAAAAATTAATCAACAATTTCCATACCAATAGATTTAATATTTGTAAGATGCCGCGTCAGACTGGTAAGTCTACAACTGTGGTTTCCTATCTTCTTCACTACCTCATTTTTAATGATAGTGTGAATATTGGTATCTTGGCAAACAAAGCGGCTACTGCAAGAGAACTATTAAGTAGGTTAGCAACTGCTTACGAAAACCTACCAAAATGGATGCAGCAAGGTATTATATCTTGGAATAAAGGTAACATCGAATTAGAAAATGGATCAAAGATTCTGGCTGCTTCTACGTCTGCAAGTGCTGTCCGAGGCATGTCGTTCAATATCCTCTTCTTGGACGAATTCGCTTTCGTTCCAAACCATATCGCAGATTCCTTCTTTGCATCTGTTTATCCTACTATTACTTCTGGTAAAAGCACGAAAGTAATTATTGTTTCAACCCCACATGGTATGAATCATTTCTACCGAATGTGGCATGATGCTGAAAAGGGTAGAAATGAATATGTACCAACAGATGTTCACTGGTCAGAAGTCCCTGGAAGAGATGAGGAATGGAAAAAGCAAACGATAGCGAACACCTCAGAACAGCAATTTAAGATTGAGTTTGAGTGTGAATTCCTTGGATCTGTTGATACATTGATTGCGCCAAGCAAACTCAAAAGTTTCATTTATGACGCTCCAATTCAGAGGAATGCTGGATTAGATGTATATGAACAGGTAAAAGAAAACCACGACTACGTAATCACTGTTGACGTTGCTAGAGGAGTGAGTGAAGATTACTCTGCATTTATCGTTGTTGATATAACTTCTTTCCCCCATTCAGTTGTTGCAAAATATAGAAACAATGAAATAAAACCAATGCTATTTCCAAATGTAATATACGAAGTAGCAAAGAACTATAATGGTGCATATATTCTCTGTGAGGTCAACGATATTGGGGACCAGGTAGCGTCATTGCTGCATTATGACCTAGAGTATCAAAACGTCTTAATGTGCTCAATGAGGGGGCGTGCAGGGCAGATTGTGGGGCAAGGATTTTCTGGGAAGAAAACTCAACTTGGCGTTAAGATGTCCAAGACTGTAAAAAAAGTTGGTGCCCTCAATCTCAAAACTATGATTGAGAGTGACAAATTGCTTTTCAAGGATTATGAAATAATTTCCGAACTTACGACTTTCATTTCAAAGCACAACTCATTTGAAGCAGAGGAGGGTTGTAATGATGACCTTGCAATGTGTCTGGTAATTTATGCTTGGTTGGTTGCACAAGACTACTTCAAAGAACTAACTGACCAAGATATTAGAAAACGTTTATATGAAGAACAAAAGAACCAAATAGAACAAGATATGTCACCATTTGGATTTATTGTGGATGGTACAGATACGACAAGTTTTGTTGACGTTGATGGAGACAGATGGTTTACTGATGAGTATGGTGATATGGCATATATGTGGGAGTATCAGTGATGGAATTAGACAAGCAAATAAAACTTGGTCATTTATTGCTTGCTGATAGAAAATGTAGAGTTTGTGGTGAGGTAAAAAATTTAATTGAAGACTTTTATAGAACAAGAAAAGATAGAGGACCAGTTGCATCATCGTATTCTTATGAATGTAAAGACTGCACGATAAAGCGTGTTGTGGGAAGAATAACCACTAAAATTTTTGATAGATGGGAATATCCTGACTGGTAAATTATTCACGTCATCTTTCCCCTCTGTAAAGTAACTTTTTAATAAATATTTTTTAGATAAACTGAGACTTCACGGAGAAAAACATGGCGACTCCTCAATTATCTCCAGGCGTACTCGTCAGAGAGGTTGATTTAACAGTAGGAAGAGCTGATAATGTTTTAGATAATATTGGTGCCATTGCTGGACCATTTGAAATTGGACCTGTTAACGAACCTATTGATATTAGTACTGAGGCAGATCTTATCAACGTATTTGGTAAGCCAATCTCAACAGATACCCAGTACGAATACTGGATGAGCGCAGCATCATACCTCTCATATGGAGGAGTTCTTAAAGTTGTTAGAGTTGCTGGAAGTACTCTGGCAAATGCAAACGCTGGTGTTAATGCAGCGAGTGCAACATTAACGGGTAATGGTCGTATTGATAACTACGACGATTACATGAACAATCACGTTGATGCAACCAACTTTACATATGCAGCAAAAAACCCAGGAAGCTGGGCAAATGGATTAAAAGTTTGCTTCATTGATGACAAGGCAGACCAGATAATCGGTATTGGAACAACCAATCTCGCTGAAGCAGGTGCAACCGTAGGTGCAGGTATCACAGCACCTCTCGTCAATGTGGTTGTACCATCAGTTGCAACTGGAACTACTGCATTCTTTAATGGATACCTGAAAGGAATTATTACTGGAGTTTCTACAGATACTGTAAGTGGAAATAGCAAAATTGATGTTAAGATTGTTTCTAGAGTAGAAACTTCTGGGGCGGGCGTAACAGAGACGACAATTAATTATTCAGAAGGAACTGCATTTG